AAAAAAAGGCCCCGCCGAAGCGGAGCCAGTTTAAGGGAGGAACACCATGAAAAAGCTTACTTAGCTTCACCCCAACTTGGGCCGATCTCTATGTCGCATTTACTTGGTATTTCCAAGGGTACAGCATTTTCCATGATGTTGGCAATATTTTCTGCTGCCGCACGGTCTTTTACCGAAATAGCTATTTCATCGTGGATTTGAATTAGTGGAACATATCCTTGCTCATACATGTTGACCATAGACTGCTTAGTCATGTCTGCGGCGGACGCCTGAATAAGCCTGTTTAGGGCTTTGTAGGTATATGCCCGTTTAAGCCTCGTTGTCTCGCCGTACTCGTCAATGGCTTTTTGGTACGGAAGAGCTTTGTTCATGGCAAAAGTGTCTGGCTCCCACAGATCAAAGCGGCATTTACGCCCCAATAAAGACCGCACAGAGCCTCCACTTGTTTTGTCGTTCAAACGTGCCTGAACACCGTTCATCAAGCCCTTAACAAACGGGACGCGATCATGGTACTGCTTAACCAGACTCTTGGCGTCTTCTACGTCAATGTCTAACTGCTCAGAAAGTTTGTTAACGCCCATCCCGTACATCATGCCTAAGTTAATCGTCTTCGCCTGTTTGCGATTGATCGACGCCATTTCTGCAACCATCGTATGAAAATCCATATCAGGATCGTGTCTATAAGCATTTACGAACTCCTCTACGCCCCTCATTGATCCGCCGCGGTGTTTATTAAATAAGTGTGCATAATGCACCAAGATGCGCGGTTCTTGCTGCGAGAAATCAATAGCCGCCCATTGCTCGCCCTCTTCTGGCAGGAACAAGCTACGGATCATCGGCCCCAGTTCAGGGTCGCGGGCGGGGATTTGCTGTAGGTTTGGGTTGGACATTGAAATGCGCCCCGAAACCGTGCCGCCGTCGTCTGACCTAATCTGGTTGATGTGCCCGTGAATGCGTCCGTCTGTCCGGCAGTGCTTCATAATTGTGTTGATGAAGGTTCCGCTAGTCTTGTTTAGGTTTCGGGCCTGCACGATTAGTTGTGCCAGTTCATGCGGGTGATCCGTCAGGAAAGACTTTGTAAAGGACGGTGCGCCCTTTTCAGTTTTTGGGTAGGAAATGCTTAACTTATCAAAAGCTTTAGAAATTGAAGCAGCCGCCCAAAGCTCTACGTCCATACCGGCCACAGACTTTATTTGTTTAACAATGTCTTTTTCTCTTTTAAGAAGCATGTTACGAGTGCGCTCGACACGGTTTTGATCAATACGGACGCCGCGCCATGTCATGTCGATTAAGCAGGGCAAAAGCTTTAATTCAAGGTCCGCGATATGCCAAAGGTCTTCTTTGGTTAATTGTGTAGATAAATAATTCCATAAATCTAGGGTTATTTCTGCGTCATTCTGAGCATACGGGCCGACATACATCGCAGGCATCTTCCACATCTCAGCTTTAGGGTCGAGCCCGAACTCACGGGCGGCTTCCTGCAAAGTCTTTTCGGTTTTTATTTTGCCCAGCAAATCGTAGCAAAGCGCATTCAAACTGTAGCTGAATCGGTTTTCATCTAACAGAGCGGCTACCAGCATGGTGTCGATGATGCGCCCGTTTATCTTGAACCCCATACGACGTATCCAACCGGCGTCGTATTGAGCGTTGTGCATAATCTTGTCGGCGGGGCACTCAAAAACTTTCTTGAGCCACTTATTGACAATGCGCTCATCTAAGTTACCGCCCCCAAGGTGGCGAATAGGTATGTATCCGGCCCAATCTGCTACCGCGATAGCGTAGCCCACAACTTCTCCGTCTCCAGTGGGCCATCCCGGCCCGTTAACTTTGATGTTTGGGTCGCGGGTCTCGACATCTATAGCAATTTGCTTTGCATCAAAGATGTCTGGCAGTTCTGCGGGTGGCACCCATTCACTCTTGGGGCCAAACATTGTCATTTGCAAACTCATTAGAAAAGTTCCGTATCAGAAATAGGTTTTTCGCCGCCCAACGCAGCATAGCCACAGATGTCGATCCACGAGTCTTCGTGGTCGGTCTTCATCAAGCGGGCGGACTTTACCATAATCATACAAAGCACAAACTGTTGCTCCGTTACTTCTTGCCCTAATACAACGGACCAGAGCTTCGCGATATCTTGAAAGTTCCGGTGTGCGTCGCCGTAATCTTTTGCGCGGTCGCCGTTAATCAGGTCGCCTGCGGTATCTAAAATTTCTTCACGTTTCATTATATCCAATAACTCCGGTTCATATCTTCAGGTTCAATTAAATAAAGGTTTTGTTTAGTACGAGTGACCCCTACATAAAACACTCGGTGTAAATCATCAGGTGCTGCCTCTGAAGCTTTTTGCGCTGCGGGAGACAAGTCGGTGTATAGCACAACATTGTCGGCTTCGCCGCCCTTAGAGCCGTGGATCGTGGACAGCGCAATACGTGGAATGGCATTAAATTTCTCGCCGCGCCGCAAAAGAGCCGTGATGTACGCACGTTCACCGCTAGGAATTTTATCCATAGCCTCATGCCATATCATTTCTATAGTGGCTTTTAGGCCGTGGTTTTGTTGCAACTCGTTAAGGTTAGCTGTTTCATCATCATCTAAAGCAGGCAATTTTTTAAATCCGCGCTTGACTCTGTCGCCAACTGACATATAACTGTAAATGGCTCGTGCAGCCTCTCCTGTAATTCTTTGACCCTTACGTAGTTGTTCCCATCCATTGATGGCTTCACTCAGTTTCTCTGATATTGACCGATTCCCGTTACGGTTAAACAGAAACCCGCGACTTTTTAAGTCTTGGGCAGCGGCGTCTAAGAAATAATTAGCTTGGGCTAGCACGAGCCACGAACCTTTCTCAAAACTAATATATCCGGTGGTAGGTATCCGCTGCACGGAGCCGTGGTCCAGTTTAGGCAAGTAGGTTTTTGCTACGCGACGTTTAATGCGTTTAGCAATGCCTTCAGCTAATGGATGTACGGACGCTGGTACGCGGTAAGATTGCTCTAGCACCTCGTAACCACCATTCAGTCCGATAAAATGTTCTACGTCTGCACCGGCCCAGCGATAAATAGCTTGGTCGTCGTCTCCCGCGCAATAGATGCGGTCGGAATGCTTTTCTAAAACGTGCGCTACGTCCCACTGCAAAGGTGATAGGTCTTGCGCTTCGTCAATAAAAGTAATTGCTAGTCGTGGACAGAATTGTGCGCCGTCTCGTACAAACACGTCCAGCATGTCGGTAAAATCGTACAGATCAAACCGGTTCTTATATTTAGTCATGCAGTCTGACACATACTTCACCGTGGACCACGGGTCGTCTAATCCGCTTTCGTCATACTGTTGGCGAAGATCAACTTTGCGGAGCCTAGCTAAATTCAACAGGCTGATTATTGGGTTGTTGTTTTTGTTTAGGTCGAAAGTTTCTTCCCCGCCAAGGCCGTTTCTATTGCCGACAAGGTCATATCCGATTTCATGCCCCAACTCTTTATAATGCTCCGGCTGCATAACTTGTTCGGGCCGAATGCCCGACAGCTTTAACGCAAAACTATGCAGCGTTCTAAACCACGGCAACTGAACAGGCTCGAAGTTAAACCTAGTACAAGCGCGTTCAATGGCTTCGTTAGCCGCCTGTTTGGTAAAAGCAAAGTAGCCGATATGCGCGGGGTCTACACCACGAGACAGAGCCTCATCCACTTTGTTAAGAAGCGCGGTGGTTTTCCCCGTTCCGGGCGGACCGTAAATGCGAAATATCTTGTTGTCCATTTTCTTCCAGCCTTTTACAAATTTCTTCTACAGTTTTTTTACCCATGTTTGGGATCCGGCACATTAATCTGTGGTGGCTCATGTGCTCTACAAAATCGTCAGGGCTAAATTGCAATAGGTTTTCGTTATAAAGGCAATTGTAAGTGCGTCGGCTCCACCAGATATCTTTCATTGTTCTAGGCGGAGAGGGCCGTGATGCGCGGGCTGCTTCCCACAAAGCTTTCTTATCTATCTTTGCTACAATCTGCCTGACACGCTCGCGCGTGATACCATATTCATCTGCCACAGATTGCAGGGTACGTTTTTCTACCACACGCTTGTGGTAAACTTCTTCATTACGCGCCGTGTTCTTCATCGGTAATATCCTCTATGCTGCCCATTAGCTTTACAAAAATAGGGGTTTCGTCGCCAACCCAAGCGTCTACGACATTGAAGTACATAAACTCCACTGCTTCGTCGAACTCCATGCGGTCCCGTTCGCATAGGACCGCGACACATCTATCAAAGTCGTAGGCGATTATATCCGGCTGGCCGCTTCTGCTTGCCACACCAATAAACGCATCATTAAAACCATCTGCTTTTAACATTAAAAAGGTGCCTCCGATTGTCCCCCGCCAAAGCTGGGTGTTGCAAATTCAATTTCCGCTGTGTCGAAAGAAGGTATTTGCCAGACTCTAACGGGTCTGCCTTTAATTTTAATCACCCTACTTTCTCCGCCACGATCCCGTAGACGTTGAGCTATCTTATGAGCCTTGTACTCAAAGAACTTGTTACGCTTTAGGAAGTTTTCAAAATCTTTTAGCCGGAACAACGTGATCCCTGCTTCATCATCTGTCCAAGGACGCTTGAGCAATATTTCTTCTTTATCGTTCGCTTTTTGTAGATGGACGCAAAACTCTTCTAAGTAATCGTAGAACTGGCCGCTAATGCTGGCGTCTTCTGCAACCTCTATGATGGCGCTTTCGTTGTCGCTCATCTCCGACAAAAGACCGCCAATGCGCCCTTCCCATACAGGCTTGGCTACACTGCGCGGCATAAAGTTTAGCTGCTCCATACAAGCCTTCTGAAATACGGGCTGACTCATTAGAGCTTCGGTATCTAACTCTAACGGCTCTCCGTTTACGTCCAAGAACCACACGGGCGGGTTGGAATTATACTTACGCAAATTAGCTATAGAAGCGCCAAGGGCCGCGGCCCCGATGCCGTGTTTTCTGGTCTGGCAAAGCTCTTTATTACAATGTGAACTAATCGGCGCATCCGCACATTTATAAGCATAGTCCTTTCGGTCTAGCTGCTTTGCTACAATATTAACCTCGCTCAACGGTAACGGCGGGTCTAAATACGTCATGTTATAGGTGAGTAATTCTGACTCGTAACTGTCGGGGTATGCCTTCTTTAGGTATACGCCCAGATTAAAAAGACCGTTGTTACGCCCACCTTCAGATATCTTGCTCTTAGCCAAAATCTGCAAGCAGGGCGGCCCGTCTTTTATCGGAGTGCTCTCCTGTTGCTCGTCTAGCTGAAGTGTTATTATCTGTTCGGTTGTTTGCTTATACGTTTCATATAAATCAAAAAATTCCTGCAACGTAGCGGATGTACCGTCGTCTTTAATTGCGTAGCGCAGGCCGTCTTCAGCATCATAATATGGAAGGTTTAAGAAGTTACCAACGTCCCCGCGGTCTAGATTAAGTTTTACCTGCTTTGGGAATATCTCACTGCCGCCATAACCCAGTGCCGCCGATATATTCTGCAACGTAGCCTGCATATCCTTTGCGTCTACAGGAGCCGTGGTAAACAAAAAACAATGCGCCCCGCCGGATTTTGATCGGCACACAACAAGAGGCAGCTTGAGCTTCCGTATTTTCTCCACAAGAAGCTTGTGGTCCAGCGGGTACTGATCAACGTCCACGCACCCCCAAACACACATGTTATCTTCGTTAATAGGTACAATTCCTATACCCTGTCCTTTGCCGGAAAGGTGACCTTCCCATAGAGCCGTGGTCCGCGGTTCGCGCACAATGGTGGCTTTACCGGTGTTCTTTCCGTTAGACTGCGTCTTTTCAATTTTATATGTGCCATAGGCTAACGCTAACCCATCAAATATGGCAGAAAACTTTTCTACAGACATGATGCCCCCAAAAGCAAGGAAGGGGCGACGCTATAACGCCACCCCAACTGTTTAGAACGGTACGTCGTCAGAGCTTCCGGCTCCGCCCGCGGTTTCGTCCTGATGCTTTACAACAACTTCGCCGTCAGTGATGCTCTTGGCAAAGTCCTTTGCACGGTTGTAGATCGACATGTCCTGAACAGGTCCAATGCGGCTTACTTCCCAGCCGTGCCAGCTACCCTTGCTATTTTCTTCCAAGGTCGTCTTCAAGTTGTAGACGTGGCTAAAACGTGGCGGCGTAAACGGCCCGTTCTTGCCCTGCATGGTCAACGAAGAAATCATGCTGTTCCATTTTCTGGACTTCTTGAGTTGCGTTGACTTCATTGCGATTAGCGCAGTTTCGGCGGCCCCGTCCTCATGTAGCACGATAACGTAGTGCTGATGAGTTTCTTCAATGTACTGACCCGATCCGTCTTGGACGTATTCACGATGATCCGTTGCATCGCGTTTGGTTTTCGGCATTGCCTCTCCCGGAGAGTATACCGCCACAGGAGCCCCTGTCCCCTCGCCCAACGGTGCCCATTGGATGAACCGTCGCTGGTAGGCTACCGGAATTACTTTTAATCCGTCCTTGCCCCTCGACACCTGCCCAGAGACAGTGTTGAAGATATCGCCTTTACGGGCTTCCTCTAAGGTGTCTAGCTCCTTACTCATGCCGCCCAGAATCTTCAAGAACGGTAGTGCAAGATCGTCTTGGCCCATGTTCTCCAATCCGACACCAGCGTCATCTTCAAACATTGTTGGGTCAAACTGGATAATTTCAGCAGATTTCTTTTCGGCTACTTCGTTTTTCTTTTCAGCCATTTTATTTGCTCCTCTTAATAATAGCTCGTTGTCCGACATAGGCTCCGAATAACTCCATTGGGAAGTCGTCACCATTTTCAATACGTTCCTTGACAAAGGCACGAAGCGTCGTGTGGTGGATACCCGTGTTTTGCTCCGCAAAGAAACCTTCTTTTTCGGCAAAGGACTTGAAAGCCGACGCTTTGTCGTCTTCCCCTCGGCCAAACGTACACGCAACCGTATTTTTAATGATGTCGTCATACCCGTTCTCCCGAAGCCACTCGTAAGCCGCCGGTCTGTTGTCCACAAGGATGTTAGCTCCATACTGCGGCTTGATGGTAACCTCTGAGCCATCATCAAGTTTCATGCTAGTCAAACCAATTTCGGCTAGCATTGTTGGCAAATCCTCATCCGTCAATTTCATCAAGGCGCGTTTTTCGTTCTTGAGCTTTTGCTCAAGTTCGTTAACCTCTGCCTCTTTGTCACGGATTGCTCTCGCCATTCCAGCAACTGTAGTTAAGTCGCCTTGGTCCAGTTTTTCAACTGAGGTAGCCATCTTCTCTTCAAAGTCAGCTTCCATTTGGTCAAATATATTGCTCATCGCAATCTCCTTTTAAAGACTCGTTTCCGGTCTTGACATTGTCATATATATGCTTATATTATCTCAGTGTCAAGGAGAAAAAACATGCGGGAATATAAATTTAAAACTGAGCCTTTTGATCACCAGCGTCGCGCCTTACAAGATTCGTGGGCCGCGGACTATTATGCGCTGTTCATGGAGATGGGAACAGGTAAGTCCAAAGTGGCTATCGACACTATGGGTGTCTTATATAAAGCCAAGAAGGTGGGTGCGGCATTGATACTAGCGCCTAAAGGGGTGTATGACAACTGGGTACAAGGAGAAATACCTACGCACTTGCCGGACGACATAAAGCGGAGCATTGTGCGTTGGTCTCCATCAACGTCTAAAAAATTCCAAGAAGAAATGAAAGAGTTGGTGTACGAGCCTTTTGTTGGGCTAAAAATATTTGTAATGAATATCGAAGCTCTTTCTACGCCGCGGGGCACAAAAGCTGCGTATGCTTTTCTTTGTAAAAACCCGGCTAACATAATGATTGTGGATGAGAGCACGACGATTAAAAATCGCAAGGCCA